CCCTTGACGGTGTTGTCCGTGACACTGAAATTGCGGACAGCCCACGTGCTGTGTGTCTTGATGAAATTCTTGCCGCGCCCTGTGGTCGTGTTGACCATCACGTTGCGGGAGATGTTCACCTCCATGGCTTTGGTGAACTCAAAGAACGTGTCGAGGTCCACGCATTTGTTGCCCGTAATCGACAGGCGTTCGATCGTAGCGTTCACGAGCGTGTACACCAACCGCTTGGTGTTGTTGAAATCTGTTTGCAGGACGCGGTTGTCCTTGATGTCAATGTCCGTTGCGGTTTGCGAAGCGGGCAACAAGAACACCGTTTGCGAACCACTACCTGCGAGCGTGATGTCGCAATCAGCGATGGTGACCTTCACACCACCACCCGCAGCGTTGAACACGCCGCCGCGTGTATCTATTCGGCAACCACGGTACGTGATGTTGCGTGGTGCGGTTCCTGCAAAGTTGCGCTCAGATGCACCTGCGGTTGTTGCATTAGCGGCATCGTTGAACGAGCAACTGTCGAACGTAATGTTCTCGTCAAAATCAGAGAAACGGAAGTAGGTGAAGAACGTGGGTGTCACGTCGTTCTTGGCACTGAACTGGCAGCGCGTGAATTGCGCATTTATCAGGACGTCTGCGGCCCCATCGGATCCATCCCACAGTGCGTCGTTGTTGTTTGGACCTGACAACTCGAAATCGCAGTTCAAGAACGAGGCGTTGATGAACGCACCTCGCAAAATGTTTGTGCGTCCTCCGAGTGTGCAATCCTCAAAAACACTACGGCTTGCCGCAGTAGTACCCAGAACGCCGTTGGCGAAGTTGCACTTACGGGCAGAGAACAAGCCCGCGAACTCGACGCTGGTCTGGGTCGGAGTCGTCAAGTTGCGAATCGTCAGGTTCTCGACGTGCACGAAAGCACTGGCACCCGTTGCGCGGAAGCCAATCACGTTGGCCGTGATGTTGAGGATCGTGCCGGGCCGTGCGTGAAGGAACACATTGCGATTACCCGTGACACAGGCTGTGCTGCCGTTGAGTGTTCCTGGATTCAGAATGTAGACGCGCACGCTGCCGCCAGACGGGACGCTGGTGATCGCCGCCTGCAAAGTGGCGCCCCAGTCCCCAGCGAAGTCCGAGGTGTTGAACATGCCGTACGTGGCAACACCGTCGCCAACGGTGACATCCATGACCTGTTGCTCGATCGAGTCGAGCAAGGTCTTGATCTGCGAACGAATCGAACCTGCCGAGACGTTGTATCGAGCGTTGCCTGCGTACGCGACTGGGCCTGCGATTTGTGCCATCGCACCCATGCGACCGGCGCCGTCGCTATTGAGCGCAGACGCGGCAAGGTCGTCGATGAGTTCACGGAAAGCACCTTGCACACCGTCGGTGTTACCGCCGCCCGGCAAACGGGCAGCCAACGAAGAACCGTCGAGCCAGTTGCTGCCCGGAACTTTGAAGTCGATGTTGGCGGCTGTGTGCGTGGAAGACGGGTTGACGTTATCGACGTGCGCCGAGATGTCCGTAACCGTGGCAGCGTACGAACGCAGCAAGCGCAGGATGGCTTGACGTGCGTTGGGCACGATGAAGTCCGTGCCCGTGTTGTTGAGCGTCCCGGTCTGCATCTGACTCGTGGAAGCAATGTCGCCTACGACACCAACCGAGGTACGAATCCAGTCGCCACGACGGGAGAAGTCCCAAGAGGTGACCGTGTTGAACTCCGTCACACGGAGGTCCACCAGGATGATTCCGTCGGCGTCACCCTGTGGCGGCGTTGGGGTTCCAACGCTGGCGTTGCCCGCCTTCGCGCGGAAGACAAAGGACTCGGCCTGGTTGTAGAGCACCGTCCCAGCGTTGCCGTCCACGCGCTCGTCGGTGAGCACGCGATCGAAGAGAACCATCAAAGTCACGATGCGGGTTTGCCCCGCGGGCGGGGTGACAACCGCACCGCCCACCGTGGACCCACCTTCGCCAACGGGTGCGTCGCCTTCGGACGTCACATCTACGATGAGGTCAGTCGGTGTCGAGACGCGTCGGCCTTGCCAGTCCGTGGCAGAGCCAGCAGATACGCGGACGCCTATGATGGGTTGGGGGTTGCCGCCCGAGGGGATGCCACCCGCGAAGGAGATGATGAACCCGGAGTTGATGCCGCCGCGAATCGCATTGAAGTCGTCAGGCTCGGTGACGATGTCGGAAATCGGAACTCCCGCGGTGTCTGCCGTTTGCTGCGAACCGATGTCGCGCGCAAGCTGACGGTCTGCGTTCTCAACATCATCGAAGGCGTCGTCCATCTCACCTTCGAGAACGCGTTGACGGAAGTAGAAGTCTTTTCGATTTGCCATGGGGTAGGTGACCTCAGTTGTTGGAACGTATTGTGCTAGAAAACCAAGCGGTTGTTAACCGCAGATGTTTGTTTTTCTTTTCAAATTTTGATGCAGGGGTTCCTTCAACAAATCATGATTTGTCACACAAACTTCTGCTGTGTTTCACGATTTACGGAGGACCGACTTCGTTGATTCGGATGAGGTGGGTGTGCGCCGGTCGCCATGCGTGTCCGATCTCCTGGATGATCGCACGTTCGGTATCCGTGAGGCTGTCCACGAACACATCGATCTCGAAGCTGTAAAGCAGAAACTGGCTGCTCGGCCCGAGGTACGTGTCGTCTCCAAGTTCGCCTTCGCCCAGAATCCACTGCCCTTCCAGGTCATTGAACGGCTGGACCTCCGCGGTGAACCCGAGGATCTGGAGGATGGCTTGCTCGATGGCAGCTTCGGCGCCGGAGACTTTGTAGGTCTCGACGAGATGGCTGGCGACCTTCCGTTTTTCCAGGTCGCTGCGGAAGAACGTGTAGGGGTTGCCGAGGTGCAGAAGCATGGCGTCCACGAACGCTTCTTCTGCCGTGTCGAAATCGTAGACACGGTCGTACCGATCGATGTCCGCGAGCATGAGCTGCACGGGCTCGTCGAGAATGCGGATCAGGCGCTCCATGTCGCGCGTGGTGTCGTCCCGTTTGCTCCCTTGAGGGATGAAGTTCCACAGCGAGAACTCGCGACCGGCGACGCGGGGCAGGCCCTCTGACGTGAAGGTCAGCGACGTCGTGTCCCGGATGTTGGTCGGGTTGGCCGCGTCCCCGATGCCGTTGGCTGTGATCTGGTACGTGTGGTTTGGCGTCAGTTGCTGGTCAAGCAACAGCTCGACTGTGCTGTCGTTGATTTGAACGGCCCCGATCACACAGGGGGTGAACGCAGGGTAAATGCGCTCGGGCGCGATGACCGCCTGGAGATGGTACGGGCTGGAGAACAACCGGTGCGCGACGTTCGGGCCTTCGGTCACGACCGTGTCCTCGACCGTGGTGATCTCGTTGGGCGTCCCCTGCGTGGAGCTGTCCACCAGGTAGTACCGGTTGTTGACCGCTTCGACCGCAGCTGACACACAGATGAACTCTCCGGTGAGGTCGGCGGGGAAGTTGCGGGTCTCGACTTCGATGACGTTGGGGGTGACAAACGTCAGTCGCCCGGACAGGTCGCGCACGCGTAACGCCCCACCTTCGTCGGCAGACATGACGACGGGTTCATTGAACGTCAGGCGCAACCGACGAAGGCCCCGCGTCTCGGCCCGGATGAGGGCAGGGACCGTCACATCTTCGATGAAGAAGAAGTAGGTCACGTCGATCGCAGCACCGACGGTGGGCGTCAGTTGAACGCGCACGACAACCCGGTCTTGGGACGTCCAAGGCGTCGCCCGAATCAATTGCCAACGGAACTCGTCTGCGCCAACGGCACCTTGGCTGATGATGCCATTCTGGACAGAGGCTGAGTACGTTCCGTGGAACCCCCCGCTCAGCGTCCAAGCCATCACCGTCCCACCTTTGTCGGTGATGGTGATGGTGCCCGCACTCAGGCCCGTGTCGTTGATGACGTTCGCCATCAGTTCGATGGGCGCGCTGATCGGAACGTCAGTCTCAGCCGGTTGCGGGATGCGGTTGTTGAGGAAGACCTGGCCGCTGAGGTCTGCGTCGTCTACTTCGTTGGCAACGTCGATGTAGATGGTGGGCAGCTTCACGTTCAAAAACGCAATCGTGTCCTGCGCCAACTGCTCTGGTGGGACCAGCGGCGGTACGGGTGGGACGACGGTGTATTGCGCTTGTGAACTCATGACGTAGCGATGTTGCCAGCTTTGTCGAACAGTATGACTTCAAATCGGGGATTCTCTCCAACACCGAAGCCACCATTGCGAACGATGCGTGCGAGCTTGGAGGTGAGCGTGTTCGTGACGAAGAAGGACGCGGCATACTTGTCAGAGAAGCGTGCGCCGTTGTACACCACTTCCCAAACGCGTTCTCCGGTATCAGGGTCAGGCGCGAGTTCCACGCTGATCATGAACCGCAGAATTTCAGTTTCGTCTGTGGCGTGAATCGAGATTACACGGCCAGGTGCGGACAGTACGGTTCCCGATGGCGGGTCGTACGTAACCACAGGCGGCACACCATCAGGTGGCGTGGGTGCCGCTTCAAGGACGGGCAAGGCGAAGAACTCGATTGGTTGAGGACCAAACAACTTCCCTGTCTCAAAGAACCCCGGGACGACGTCCAAATAAAACTCAACGGCCCTGGGGTCAAGCCGTTTCGGTGATTCCCAGAAGCCGGTGATGACTTCTGGGTAAAACTCAACGGCTCTGGGGTCGAGACGCTTTGGTGATTCCCAGAAGCCGGTGATGACTTCTGGGTATTCGTCTAGGGGTTCGTCGGCCATGCGACCTCCTAGCTGGTCAGCATGACCGTTGAGTTCCAGGGATAGATGAACGCACCCAGGGCAACAAACTGGCGTGTGAGATCATCTGGGTAGTTGTCCCCCTCAGCAACACCCTGATCGGTATCTGTACCGGCCCACAAATCAGTCATCACACCCATGCGACCTTTGAATCCAGTTTCCTGGCTGATGATCGCCAAAGGACTGGCAGGGAACTTGTTCGTGAAGTCGGATCTACCTGTTCGGGTCAGCGGCACAGCTGGAGCGTACATGTCGAACTCAGTGCTGAGGCGCGCACGCTTTGCGACAGACTGGGTCGTGTCAACGAAGTTCCCCATATGGGTGCCAAGTCTTTCTTGCGCAAGGTGCCAGTAGGGGTACTGCGAAACACGAAACGCCGGGCCATCGGTTGCAGCACCGTGCGCATACGCCACATAAGGTTGATCCAAACCATTCCACGTATGATTTGGAGTACCAAGAAGGACAACAGGCGATTGAGGCTTCTCAATAAGAAGCTGGAACACAGAGTAACCTGCGCGCATAATGACGATTCGCCAGCACTCGCCGTCAGTGGACGCCCAGGTATGGACGACGTGGGCGGAATTGGGAGAGTCGCCCAACCAGATCTTGGAAGCTGCATCGTACCCCTGCGTGGTGGCGGAGAAGATACGATTCTCGTCAGTTGCTGTCGGCCTGGCGGTTGTGGTTCCGCCTGTTGGAAAAGCCAACATGCTGGTCATGAAACCATTGCTGTGTAAAGCGCTAGGGTTAAAATTGTCGGACATAAAATCCATGCAGAGTTCTGCACCGATCGCTGTGTTTTTCAACACACCCCAACTGTGCGCACTCGCGCCATCGCTGGCATGAACAATGTCAGCGAACGTAAGAAGACGATTCACGTTGTCACCAGCTGTCCCTGCAACCAGCGAGTTGCAACTTCGGTCAGTGGTCCACAACACTGACGGTGCAGCAGCACCAACACCCGAAGAGTTCGTCCACGAAAGCGCACCAGTGTTGTTGTACGTTTGGCCACGCAGCGCATTGTAAACAGCCCACCAAGCCAGCCTATGGGTGTCGTGCGCGCTTCCAGGTGCAGCGATTTGCTGCGAGTTGAAGCGCCAAGTTTTTACCAGTACGGGAAGCGGCATGGTGTTCTCCTCTAGGGGTAGTTTGTCGGGGTTGCGTGAACCATTGCAATCAACCCGGCAGCGGTCTTGATACAGTTCGACTTCACGAGGTAATGGCGGATCGGGGACTCCATCTCGATGATGTCGTCCAGCTCAATGACGGGTTCGGCGTTCTCGAACTCAATCACAGCCATGCCCACCCCCGTCTCAGGATTCACGAGCTTGACGCGCGAGTGGGTTGCACCCTGCGCGGAGAACTCGACAACTGACTTTCCTGTGTGAAGCATGGCTACAACTTACGGTTGGGGTGGAAGGTTGTACACATTGTTCGATTCGTGCTGCACCAGTGTACATCGAATCGCGAAATTCTGGGGACCTGTCAGGCGGCGAACGTAGGCGCCCAAGTCCGTTCGGAAGAACCCACCCTGGGAGATGTTCTGGACGACGCGGGATCGCTCGACGAACCCGCCGCCCGTATCGACCATCAGCGAAATCTTCCACCGGTTGCCGCGCCCGGTGACAGCCAGGCTCGGGGAAGTCGCGATGTCGTCTGCCGTGATGGGGGTGCCGGTGGGGCGCTCGACGTAGGCCAGGCGCGGCGGGTCAACGCCCGGCTGCGTCTGGAACCCGAGGACGCGGTACTGACCGTTATTGTTGGCGAAGTTTGATCCCGACACGTCGAGCGTCCGTTGGTACTCTTCCTTGGTCCAGCCAGCCGGGGTGTAGATGCGCTCGCCCCGCCCGAGGCTACCCCCGGAAACGTAGGTCCCTGATCCTTCAACGCCGTCCAGGTCGAATTGGAAGTCGTTGATGCGGGTCACTGTGAACCGCCCATTCACAAAGAGGACGCCCACCACATTTCGGATGACGACCGTCTCGCCCGTGACGAGGTAGTGTTTCCCTGCCGTCGTCACCCGCGCCGGGATGCCCGGGCTGCCACTCACCACGTTGGTGATGGTGGACGAGTTCAGGGCGACGAACTCAACCGTATTGGGGAACGTGCGCCGGTCGAGGTTGACCGACTGCCGCATCCAGACCTGTGCCCGCAGGTACGTGATGTCCGTGACATCAATCTGCTGGTCGATCTGGATGTAATCCCCATGGCGAAGCGCCTCTGCCCGGGGGGTGAGGTCCATGCCCATACACCAGACATGTGACCCGTCAGCTGCGGGCGCAACGCCCGGACGCAACCTGCCCTGGTAGGCACCAAGGAGATTGTCGAACGGGGTGTTGCGTAGCGCGGGCATGATGGAGAGCTTCTGCTGGCCGTGATTGTTTACTTCTGCCGCAAGACTTCGATGTGATCAACGTAGGCGCGCTTTTGCAAGTCCTTCGTGTAGAAAGCAAAGCCCGCAAATCCGCCAGCGAACGGAAGCGACCCGGTGTTCACGGCGATGGCATCGTCGATGAACGAGTCCATGCCAGGGACGGGTTGCCAGTTCGGCGTCTCGACGTTGTTGCCGGTGCTCTGGAACACGTTCAACACCACGTCACCGTTGGCGTTGAAGATGGCGTCCAGGCGCAAGTGCACCCACGTGTTGGCTTGCACTGCTTGTGATGACACCCGGAGTGCCGTGCTCGAAGGCAGGCCCGAAACCGGTGCACCTTTCACGAGCACGATGCGTGCGGGGTCCGCGTCCTCAAGGCCGAGCAGATAGCCCGACGACACAACATCGGCGCCCTGCATGTTGATGCAGATCATCGGTGTGAATCCGACGTTCAACGTGCCGCCGCCACCAACACCCCGCTTCATGGCTGCGCGAATGGAACCGCCCGTCGGGTTGTTCGCATCGTTGCGCAGTGGGTTGAATGACGGCTTGTCCACGTAGAGCCCGTGCGCGCCCACCGTGGAGAGCAACGAGTTCCAACCGTAAACGAAGTTGTTGCCCGGGTTGCTTTGCGGCTTGGTCGTACCTGCCGTCACACCTCGGGCGAGGGTGTTGGCATCCAAGCTGTTCGCCATCTCAATCCAATCTACAGCTGCCATGATCTTTACTCCAAACCTGGGGTGGGTGCGGGCCATTCAACTTCAAACGACTCGACATTTGCACGAGAGATATATGCTTCCGCTTCACCTGCGGAAAAGTTATCGGAAGTAGACAGAAGCAGAATGCTGAACGGCGCATTCGCGGGCGGGGTCGCAATGATGTATTGCGTGTTTTGCGCGGTATTCTGCGGAATTTGTATCACATTGGCCGCAGGGCCGGAATTGAAATCCACCCAATCCACCGAGATGTCAGCGGGCGAGTTGGCGACTGTACCCGTTGGTTCGGTCACACGAATGGACAAACGACGCCCGCCGCCCTCCACGTTGGCAATGTGCGTGTACGTGTTGGTTGTCAGATCAAGTCTTGCCGCAAGGACTTCATCGAACTCAGAACGCTCCAAGTTCGCATCCACGAATGCGAACTGGGCGGTCTGGTTGTTGCTCCAGTTAGATTCAAACGTTTCGTTGCCCATCAGAAGTCCGCCCTTTCCAAGTCAAGGCCGGGGTTGGCAACCATGGCGTAGGTGCTGTACGGCGGGGAACTTTCGGACATGGCAACAAGATCCTGGATGCCGTCGAAGTTGAAGGCTTGAAGGGGTACGTCGATACCTTCGGGTGGGATGGCTGTGCCCAGGGGAACAGTGAAGGTGATGGGGAACGAGTTGATGAGGGAGCCGAACCGATTGCGGTAGCTCATCACCAGTCCGTTGGGTGATCCGGTCGGACCGACTTGGAACACGCGGAAGCGTACGTCGTTTGCGAATTGGCCAGACGGCAGCGCCGAGCCGTTGAGGAAGACGTTGTTGAGGTTGGAGCCCAACAACAAGGCCGGGTCGAACGCCTCTTGGAATGTGGGCGGCGCACCTGCGGGCCAGCCGCCATTGAAGGTTTCGTTGAAACCATCGTTACCCGCCAAGCCCGTGAAGGACGACAGAAACCCAACGTCGTTGGTCGGCCCGTACTGCACACGCACAGCCTTGTTCGCATTGGGCGCGATCGGCAGCGCCACAGAAACTGTGAATGCCGTAGCGGTGTTGGACACGACGATGCGCCGCAAGCCGTTCACCTCAAGGGGCACACCCACGTAAGCATTCGGCACCAGTGTGCCGTCTTTGATTGGTATCACAGTTGTCGTGGCGCCAACATCCGTGATGAAGTTCAGGTCTACGCCGAACCCATCTTCCAGGTCCTCAACTCGCTTGGCACCTGAGATCAGCGCACCAAGAAGGAAGTTGGGCGGGAACGCAAACAGGTAGAACTGGTTGCCCTTCCAGCCGAAAGCAAAGGATTCAACAGCTTCGGTCGTTCCGACCGCCGAAGTCAAGGTGAGCGTGCCGTCCTCGTTGTCGATGACGCTGACACCCAAGGGAATGATCGCGTTGAAGACCGAGATGATTCCCACGGCGTCGCCACGGGTGAACCGCGAGAACTCCACAAACGAGTTCAGGATGGTCACGCCCCAATCCAGGGCCACGCCAACGTCAAGGCCCGGAATTTCGTACGAAGGGTTTTGGAAATTCTGCGGCATTAAACGCCCACGTCCACGCTGAGAAGGATGGTGTTGTTGGCTGCGTCGTAGATTTGAACCTGGCGCAAACGGGGGAACTCACGCAGTCCAAGCACCAAGCTCTGGCGCAAACCGTTCAGGCGCAAACCATTGTCACCGTCATCAATTCGACGCACACCGTTCACGTCACGGATGGCGTTGAGGACGTCGCTCCACGCAATCTCGGCAACAGGAACTGCTTGGTCGTTGAGGATGTTGGCGCCGAAATCCACGGCGGGATTGTCGGTGCCGTTCGCCAAGTTGCTGGCGAAGAAGTCTTCGAGCGCGTTGACGATTTCTTCTGCGGTGGCAGCCTTGTCGGCGCCATTCGAGAAGTGGACGTACGTCGAAAGGTTCACATCGAGAAACGGCGCACCGATCGCATCCACACGGAACGTGATTGTCGCGGGCTTCACGACCGTGACTTGGTTGATCACTGCGGCCAACAACTGCTGCGATGGCGCGGCAGGTTTGAACAGCCCCGAATCCAAGCGAGCGCCGCGGGCGACGACCAGCAACAGGCCAGAGTTCTCTTGGACGGCGCCGTCCTCGTTGGAGGTCAGCATCACGACGCGGCCCACACCGGAGACTTCAGCAGCGTGGGTCTGGAAATCCGGGCGGGTGACAGAGCGGTTGAGGGCACGCAGCGACGCGGGTGCCAAGCTGCGGGCCTGACTGACGGTCATGCGGTCAGCGCCGCCTGCAATCGCTGTGAGGTTGGTGACTGTGAGGCCAGAGACGGTGGCACCAACGGAGTCGAGGATGGGGTCCGAGATGCGGTTCAACTGCCCAATTTCCACGCTTCCCTCGGAACCCTGCGTGACCTTGTAGTCGATGGACACTGCACCGAGTGGAATCTCCCCCAGGATGCCGTTGCCAAATCGGATGTGGGCGCGATCGTCCTGGTCCACCAGCTCAACAAAACGGCGGGGATTGGCAGACAGCACGTCGATGAATGACTGGATGACGGTGTACGGACCGTTGGACGCCGTGACAACCGCAGACCCATCCATGTAGGGGAGGCGTTCCAGCACGAACTCCTGGTTTGGTCCACCCGATGAGTCGAACATCTCGCCTGACACGCGCTCGGATTGCTCCACCGGAACCATGACCGACGTGTTACCGGCGAGGATCTTCACGACATCGGTGTTGGTCGTGATGTAGGGCCGGGGGTTCAACGGGTCGCTCGACCGCAACCGGGTGCCAACCGGGATGAGCACGTCCGTCGCCTGGGCGGCCCGCAGCTGGAAGCGGACTTCGCCCGTCGCCGGAGTCGGTCCTGGCATGGTGAAGTTGATGAGCCGCCCCAGGCGTATTGCCGAGATGCGGCGCGTTACGGTCGGCCAGAACTGTTCCCGGGCCTGGGCGTCCTGGTAGAACGTCATCACGTCACCGGTAAATGCCATCAACTCCAGCAGGATGTTGCCGAAGTTGGCGTCATTGAAGTCCGTCCATTCGGGATGGAGAGATCGCGCAAGACCCTGCAAGCGCAATCGCAATGACGCGAAGTCTTTGTCGCTGAAATCGAGAATTGGCTGTGGGATGAGTGCCATTAAATCGAGACCTCTACGGCATCTGGGCCAACAAGAACCTGGTTTCCGGGCACGTTACGATCGATGACTTGCCATTCTACACGAACGGTTGCGGTCGTGTCGCGGACCTGCACCGAGATTTGAACGACCTGAATCCGGGGCTCGAAAGTCGTAAGCGCCCGGGTCAGCTCGCTGACCACGTACGTCTTGAAGTCCTCATTCAGCAGCTTGTTCTTCTGCCGTCTGAGATTGGTTCCAAACTCAGGATTCCACGGCAGCTCGTACCGGTCCGTGTTGAGGATCTGGCGAATCGCCATGTTGATGAGTTGCCCACCCTGCGCCCGGACGTAGTCTGTCCCGCCACGCCGTGCAACGGGTAGCGCCACGCCTCGGCCCAGGAAGTCTCTTTGGTACGCAACCTTTTTCATTTAGTCGTCCCCGATGACGTCAGTGATGGCTTGCGAGATGGTAGCCAACCCACCAGCTGCGTTGGAAATTGTAAGGGATAGGTCCGTCATCTGGACCAAAATTGCATCCAGGTCTACAGCATTGTCCGCAGCCTCGACAGCCGCACCGAGCCCCGTGAACGCTACTGGCAATGTAACGATGGTTTTGATGGCGTTCACAAAATTCTCAACGATCTTGCCTGGCAAGAAAGTGCTCAAGATTTCCATCAGTTGGCCGATGAGGAACAATGCAGTTGCGAATGCTGCGAGGGTGTCGTTCACGCCGTCAATGTTCACCGTGAACAGACCTTTCGTGCAACGAATCATCGAGACGATCTCGAAGTCCTCGGGCAGACTTTCGCGAACCACAAACGCATTGCGCATCGCTTGTATGTCGCGGACCCACGCAGCGATAATTGCGACGAAGCCATTCAGAATCGCAACACACAAATCGATCATGTCGCGCACAAGCCGAACCCATGCAATGTTGGGCGCGAAGAGCGTGAGCAACGCCATGAGTTTTGCGGTTTTGATAATCTGTTTGGCCAGCTTGTATGGGTTGCCCGCTGCCTTCACTGCTTTGAAAATCGAGAAGACGACTTCAACGATCTTCAAAACAAAGTTGAACGGCGCCATGAGCGGGTTCAATTGTGCGAGCAGCATCGCCGCCAAGTCATACGAACGTGGGGCGTGATCGAGTTGACTCTTCATTGCGCGAAGAGTGCCCAAGCCCGGGATGGTGACCTGTGGTGGTTCGGTCGCACCGGGAAAAATTATGGGGCATGGTACGAATGCCATTAGATGTCCCTCGGGGTTGTTACGACAGCCCGACCTTTGATGGTCACCACGGGCGCATCCAGCGCAATGCCCCCAGCTGAGCTGATGGTTGTGCCAGTTGCGCTGTGGATTCGGATTCCTTGCGACCCACCGTTGTCCCCGGCGTTCATGTCGATTTCAATGTAGGACTGAACGAGGTCCTTTGTGGCCTGGTCTGTGATTTGTGGCTGCAAGTTTTCGATTCGCAGCACACGTTGACCGTCCCGATTATCCATAAGGATGCGGAAGTTCTTGGACTGGATGATGATGTTGTCCGGGTGCGCGTCGTCCACTTCCTCCGTGTCACGCTGCGGTCCTGCCATGTAGAACGGTTCGTCAATGTCACCTTGAATGAACCCGACAACAACAGGCGCGTTGACCTTCGGCACAGCAAACATGCCGTGCCGTGTTCCGCCTCCGGGCGCACCAACCGGTTCCGCCCACGTACTCTCGACTGCGATGAGTCCCGGGATTTGGACGCGCACACGTCCCCGGTTGTCCGGGTCTGTGTTGTTCTTGACGATACCCCAATAGAATCCAAAGACCCTGGGTTCTTGTGGATCATTTTGGTTGTCGAAGAAAGCTGATTTACCAAATTCGCCGCTCATGGTTGTCCTGGTATGTCCACTGGTACGTTGCCTATAAGTTGGAACCGACCACGGTCGAGGCCCTTTTCACCTTTGGCGCCAGTGAACACGCCAACGATAACTTCCTTGGCTTTGCCTTTGGTCTTGATCCTTCGACGGTGCATCGAAAGTTCTGTGGTGTACCCCTGGTCGAAAGAGTGCTTGGCTTCGGTGACATACCATTCGCCATCCAACAGGGCTG